GTTCGGCATCTTGTAAATTAGATACTTCGTTATTTAAACGCTCGTCGCCTGACCTCTGAGTCTCTGGGACTGCAGCTGCCGCTTTTTCTGATTGGGGTATATTTTTAAACATCTTTGTAAATTTCATTTAAGTGCATTCTTTTTAACTAGTGTCCATAGCTTGGGTTTCTAGGGTTAGTTTAATGTCTCACCACAGACGGGATATTTGAGATCACTTCTAAATCACGCGCTAGTCAGCGATGATTGAAAGAACTCAGCATAAGTACCAGATTCATCTATTTCCTGACTATCATCAAAATAAGCTTCAGCTTGGCGCTGGGCATAATAGTTATACCCATGAAGAATCAAGTCACTCAATCTCTTCCTTCTCTTAAGGTGAGCCAGGCAATCTCTAACCCTATGAAAGTATTCTGGTCCATGATAGTACGCTTCACACAGGGCTGCGTCAACACATGAGTTCCGCGCCTCCGTGGAGTGTCTACCTCTAACATATAAGAGTGATGTTTCAATGGAGGTCTTATCCAACATAGGTCTAGGAACACCTGTCGAAGTCATGTCAAATTTCCTCTTCAGGAAATCACATTCTTGTAGCGTATATTTCGGCTTGAAATCAGTGTCTTTTGACGCTGTTGTCATCACGATGCCAAACTCACCAGCCACTTTAGCTGCTTCCCCAGGGAGATACCAATTAGCTATATCCTTGTGAGTCGCTTCCACAGAATCATCACCCATTACAATCAATCGGTTATATCTTGAATATTGAAAAGAGATCAAACTCTTGAATTCCCTATATTGAATTGTGTAAAATGTGTATCGCTTCCAGTATCTTATAACCATACAGTTAAAGTATGTAGTTAAGGGGTGACCGGAAGGATTGAATGTCATTCCATCATGAAACCAATCTTCCCAAATAACCCTACAATTAAACAATGATTTTATGAGATTCTCTCGAATGATATTATCATCTACGTTGCATTTTTTATAAAAAGACATAGTAGCTTTAATGATGGATTCTTTGACTTCCGGAAAGTACATATTATACTCCATACCCGAAACATCTCCATCATTATAAACCGCTCCTTCCATATTAGTAAGCCTAATAATTATTCTCTTCCAATCTGTGCTATAGGGATTAACTCCTATAGCCATCTCATTATCGACATTATTAGCCATAACATCTGATAGTAAATCACCAAAGAATTTTCTCACCATAAATAAGGTGATAACATCTCCTACATAAAATAGTCTGACTCCTTTCCCGGGTTTTAGGGGTTCATTAGTCTTGGGGCTCGCTATATATTCGGTTTTGAGCGGCTTTGTTCGCAAAATCTCCAATCTATTAGCCACCTCATGTTTGACCAAGTTCCATCCCGAGGGTATAATGATTCTTCCATCATACGATTTATGGGGAAAGTACGACTTCCTCTTATTCTCCCCAGAAATCTTGACTCTCTTGTCGTTTACTGCCAAGAAGTATCCTATTGCTGTCGACATGTCCATTCCATTCAATCTGTTATAACCGAATATAGCTTCTTCATCAGTGAGCGGTCGACTCGGCGACCTAGCTTCAAATGACAGTTCCTCACAGATGATGCGATCTATGTCCAGATCTATCTTCCCTGATTCTAACTCATGAAAGGCGTCTAATTTAGACTGACATGGTTCTACCAACTCTCCACCATCGTCGTAATATTTTTTACATATGGGTGGAACTTTATGGATCCCAAATTCCGCGGCAATGCCATCATAAAACTTTGATTTTTTCAAAGCTGACTCTCTACACTGAGGTAAAGGAATAGCAGGCTCTGTTTTATAATCCGACAAACCTTGAGCTGTATTTATCATAGAACTAATATCCTCCTTAGAAGTTATCGTCGCATATGACATTCTGAAATTTCCAGCAATATGCATACCTATAATCTTCCCAGCAAAAGGTCCAGTAGTCCCAACTACGGGACTTCCACAATAACCCGCGGCATTGGTACATGAGTAATATAGGTAACGTGGCAATCTAAGCCAAAAGCTATCATCACCAGCTTGCTCAGGGGTTGTTCCGGGTTTTAAGTAATCAAAAGATTCAACTTTGTACTCAGCGCTAGCCATCGAAGCAACCATCATGACTAAGTGTTCATTAATAAAGCCTGGCATCAGAAGTTGTGGCTGACAATTAATGACATCAGGTAAGTCTTTCTCTGACACAAAGTTGTTAAGAAAATTAGGGAATGAAAAAGGTAGTTTATCTAACTTGATCAGACACTTATCATCTTTAAACCCAACAATAGACCACTTGCCAGGCTGTATCTGCAACCTATCAGATGTCATTGTCTGGATCTCAAAACCCTCCCGAAGGAAGGGCGTCATGTGATGAGGTATCAGCATCATATTATCCTTGACAGCTATAGCCTTGCACATGGGCTTCTCACGATCAGGTTGAAACAATAGCACAGCTCCTTTAAGCATATATTTCTTTCTGAAATCTTGATTATGCTGCGCTGAAGCATACTGTAGCATAAGATCTGGCTCTTCTTCCATAGGGGGATACTCAAAGAAGTCCGCATAGTCCACATCCCTCAAATCTGTCGCTATTCCAATCTCTCTATCAAAATTAGTGTGCACTGCTTTAATAGCCGGAGGATGAGCGGCACCTTGACTTCTCGGTTGTTTCCAATGGGCTTCTTTCCTAATGCCTTTGTATCTATTAACTTTATAAGCTGCCGTTTTAGACTTCTTCGACTTATCGTAATCGCCCGTCGCTTGCGAGACAGGAATTTCAAAAGCATCACAAAACTCCTCAATCGTATCTTCATTGGTGTCTTCTGATCTCATCTTATTTATAAACCGGTGAATTTGTATGAACAACATCGCCAGTGCTGCAATCAACGCCGCGATTTGTAACAGTTGCTTGGCCTCAACTTGATATCGACGTCTAAATTCGGACAATTCTTGACTTGCATAGGACAAAAAGTCTGTAAAAGATGATGTAAGATCCAAAGGTTCCACGCGATTAACAGGAGTCAAATTGTTAATAAACTCTTGCATATCCAGCTTGTCTTGAGTAGCGGCACATTTAGCTGAAGATTCTTCAAATTCCTTCTTATGATCCTGGTAATCCTCATCCAACAAAGTCATAAGCGTCCTAGCATCAAGGAAATCACCCTCCTTGATCTTCCTACCTCCTACGTTGGAATACGCCGGAAATCGTCCTTTCTTGATCCGGAAAACGCAATAATCCAAGGCTGCAACACTTTGCTCAAATTTATCGGTTATAGTCTCTTCCGCCTTCTTAACGTGTTTAATAAACTTCTCTTTATTAACGTTAATTTTCCTCAGTTGTTGCAATTGTTGCAAATAATTCGTGTTGTTAAAATAATATTGAGGTTGGGTTGGTCTCTTAGGAACTCCATTAATATAAATCACATTGCCTGGATTCAAAGAAACACAACTCACATCATCCAACTCCATAAACTCTGGTTTAGGCAAAACTTCAATCTGAAACATTCTATTCAACAGTCCCGCTTGACATGACAAGGATTTCAGATCAACCTCCGCGTTATTACTGACAAGAATCAGTTCTGAGGTAAACTTCATACCTTTATCTGCAAGGGATGCTTGATCCAATGTAACGTTGCATGTATTAACTAAGTCAAAGAATTTAGCATAAGGATGGGTACTAACATCAGTTGTAATTTCAGCCATCTTCAGAGGAGCCGCATCATCGATCACAGTCACCCATGAAGTTTCTGGCGAATACCCAGTCCAGTACGGTGATGATTTACAAGGAAAATAAACATTATTGTAATAGGAAAAATCTTTCTCTCTCAACAAGGCCTTACTAATCGCTGGACACATAGTTGTAGTTTTACCTGTATCTGACATTCCCATAAGGACAACACAAACAGGTTCTTGACGAATTTCAGTGAAAGCCGGTGAGAGTGAGATCATCCGCCGATTGAAATTGCTAGCTAACTCTTTATAAGCGATCAGCTGTTGATTCATCTCTTTTGAAGCGTTGGTGTTAGCTAAGTCTTTAACGATCTTCCAATATGTACTCATCTCTTCTCTCGCTCTGTGGTAAGCCACAGCATAACCTGAAATCTGGTGGTCTGTGAGTGAGTTTAATTCAGATAAATTATTAAAATTCGCATACCACTCTGGATATACATACTGGAAATCATAATCCGTAGGGTCGCGACCAACATAATGTTTGATAA